TTAGGTTTATAGAGCTGAACAATCATAAATGATGATACATAAAAGGACTTATAATTCAACAACTAATGTTTGATGTCGTCCCCAAAGACAGGCTCTGTGATATTACTTAATATAAAGTCTCTATTCTCTTTGAAGACGGGTATCTTACAAAGCCTTTTATAGCTCTGAGAAAAAGAATCTATGATGTTTATTATTGTTTCTACCCTCATTGACTCGTAAACATAAACTTCTTTTAGGTATTGTAGTAGGTAATACAAAGCTCTCCTCCTTAACTCTACTTCATAGTAAGCATCGTATAAGTTTTGATTGAGATTCACCTGACACTTCTGAGATACGGTTTTTAAAAGTTGTTTTTCAGCCGCTGGGTTTAGCCCAAAAAACAAAACTATATTAGCTATATCCGAATAAAAATGACCTTTACATGCAAATCTCAGGTCTTTGAATAGAAATTGATCACCAGAGGTGAATATTGAGTTCTTAGTTATGTCCCCAAGGATATTTCCAGTAGATAACTTGGGTAATTTTTTCAAACGGTCTAATATTTCTGATTTTAGTTCATCTATAATGAATTTGCATTTTTGATAATCTGAATTGTTTTTAATGAAACCTTTTTGATCGTCATCAAATATCTGTTCCATATCAGCGTTGATTACAGAATCTTTTACTATGGTTTTGTAGAGAATCCTATAGTTTGAGTGGGAAGAAAAATCAGCATAACAATCACAAAATAAATTTAAATTACTAGACAAAATAGACCTGCCATAATCGAATAAAGATTCAGATAGATCTGATTGGCAAAGCAGGAAGCAGACTTTGTCTCCCACTTTTACAGTATCGCTTTTTATATATCTTGAGGAGTATTGAGATTTACAATTCTTTACGTTTTTTATTTCTCTTAAGAAATTTTTACTTTCATGATCTAAAGAGAATTTTAAATCTAACCCGTGAGTATCCCCCCTTATGGTATAAAAATCGTAATCCTCTTCAACATAAAGAAGAGATAGTTTACTATCGTTAATTGTAATACCACAGGAATCTAATACCCTAGACACAATTTTCCGCTCTACTTGAGTAGGATCACTACTAACAGGTAAATTATACAGTCTATCCCTAAATATTGAGCTAATGTCCACAGATGATTATAATAAAAACCCGTCCCTTTTAAAGGACGGGTTTCGTATGTTTTTAACGATGACACCAAATAAAATTTAACGAACTCGACCAAAGGTACGAGAACCTGAACGCACACCAGAAATGCTGGTTTTAGAGAAGCGCCGGGTACGATTGAAATTGCGGTCATAAACCACGATTGTTTGATCCGTTTCGGATTGAAGCTGAGCGTTTAGTGATTCACCCTGCTTTGTATATAGACCAAAGAAACGGCCTTTTGAATTACGAATAGCTTTTAAAACTGACTTACTCATGTGTGTATATTAATAGATCTTTATAGTTTTGTCAACCACTTTCAACGATAATTTTTTATTTTTTTCTCCATCCATGATATGAGAGGCTAGAGGAAACTGTATCAGCTTCACCACTAAAGACTTTATGTTTCTTGCGTTTAGCTTCTTAGATTTAATCTCTTTGACGAGAAAGTTCTTTATAGACCTAGGAACAGATAGGTTTATGCCTTTGCTAGCTAGACGACTTTTAATTTTATTTATTTCTACCCCTACGATATTAGCCATAATATCGTCATTTAAAGGGTTAAAGATTAAGGTGTTTTGAATTCTAGCTATTAGCTCCGGCCTTAAGTAATTAGATAAACTCTCTTTATAAGAGTCTTGCTCGTTGTTATCGCTGACGAAACCTACAGAGGTTTTAGAAGCTTCTTTATGCCCTATATTAGTCGTCATTACAATAATACATTTTGAGAAGTCTACCCGTCTATTTAAGTTGTCAGAAATGTAACCCTCATCCAAAAGATGTAACAGTAAGTCTAGAATCTTTGGGTCACACTTCTCGATCTCATCGAACAAAACCACAGAATTCGGATTATTGCTCACAAAATCGCTTAGGACACCACCTTCTTCATAACCAATATAACCAGCATTCGCACCAAGAAGTTTAGAAATACCAGTTTTATCTTGATACTCACTCATATTGATTTGCAGTATTGATTGCGGATTCCCAAAAAAATGTTTTGCTATGTTCTTTGCTGTAAACGTCTTCCCCACACTCGTTGGCCCGACAAACAAAAAATTAGCTAAAGGCTTATTGGGGTCGTTCAAGCCGACCTTTACGGAAGAAAGGATACTGTAAATCCTATCTAGAGCTTCATCTTGCCCAAAAATCTCAGACTTCATTTTTTTATTAAAATTAGAAAAAGATTTTTTACTTTCCCCAATGATTTTTTTAGGTATACCGGTTTTTTTCTCAAAGACCTCAAGTATTTGATTCCTAGAAACCCTCCTTTTCTTATCCTCTTTATTCATGTAAGAAACCAAATCCTCGACATACTCTTTAATAAGTTTCTCAGTCTCGACCTCACTTTCTAAATTTGTGTCTTTTTTAGAGAACTTGTCTCTAATACAAGCCAACTCATCATCAGGGTAATCTTGCTCAATTTTAGCTTTAGCTCCAACTTGATCAATAATATCAAAAGCTTTCTCAGGAAACTTTTTATTTGATAGGTAGGTCTCGCTAAGGTCTAAAATATCTTTAATATTGCTTTTGGAATATTTAACCTTATGAAAGTTTTCATAGTATGGGAGGCTGTTTTTAATCATTACCTCAGTCTGTTTTTTTGTAGGCTCTAAGACTTCAACCTTATCAAACCTCCTCTTTAATGCTGGGTCTTTACCAAAAGATTTTTCGTATTCTTTGAAGGTCGTCGCCCCTATACATTTAACTTCCCCCCTAGCCAGAGCAGGTTTTAGCATGTTTGAAGCGTCTATACCGTTATCGCTTGAATTCCCAGCACCCATTAAAGTATGTATTTCATCAATAAATAGAATCACTTCAGGGCGGTCTTCGATCTCTTTTAATAAACCTTTAAACCTCTCTTCGAACTGTCCTCTATATTGAGTCCCAGCGACCATTGAAGCTATATCAACACTGTACACAGTGCATACGCCAATATGAGCGGGAACTTCATCTTTGATTATCTTTTGAGCTAAACCTTCAACAACAGCAGTCTTCCCCACTCCAGAATCACCCAATAACACAGCGTTACTTTTATTCTTTTTAGATAAAACTTCAATCAAGATATCTATTTCCTCATCTCTTGATGTTATAGGGACTTGGTTCTCTTGTGCGACCTGTTCGTTCAGATTTAAACAGTATTCAGATAAAAATTTTGAAGGCTTTCTCTCTAAAGACCTTTCTAGCTTTTCTATAAAACTTTCTGAGTCAAGATCTTCAGGATCTAAAATAGAAGATTTAGGGATAACTAAGTTAGCGTCTATAATCAATTCAAGCAGGACTTCAGACATATGCAAGATATCACAAGTATCAGATTGCATCCCTTTACAAAATTGTGATCCTAAAAGACAATAAAGTATATGATCAACCCCAACAAAGAAATCTTCATTATCATCAGCAAATAATTTTGCATCAGCTATAATGTCATTTAGTTCAGAATGCCAAGCGTTTTCATTTTTGGATCTTAAAAAATAGTCTTTATTATTTTTACAAAAACTTTTAAAATCTTTTAAATAGTATTTAGGCGGGTACTCGATCCCCCTACTCTCAAATAGTAAATCTACCCTGTCAGAAAGATTACATAAGCACCCGTAAAATAAATGAGGTATCCTAATTAATTCGTGACTATTTGAAGCCGCGAAGAGTTTAGCGTCCCTTATAGCCTTCTTAGCTTTTGGGGTAAGATTATAATCAGTTAAAGACATCATATATAACTACGCTTATTTTACCTGAGAAAGCTTCATGTAAATTTTATCTTTTAAAGTATTAACAGTGTTTGCGAAAATAATATCATCCCCTTTACTCCCCGTAATGATTACAACATCATCTTTCTTGGGCAACTTATTACCTGCATTTAGGTAAGATGTCAAGCGAGACTCTCTATTACTATCCATAAATAAGACATTAATAATACCTTTTTCATCATGTAGTTCTAACCTAGCATATTTGTTACCATTTCTACTAGTTCTCTTGATTACATCAACTAAAACACCAACACATCTTACTTCAGATCTTACCCCAGCCATCTTTACAGAATCAGAACATTGGTAGTCTTCAGGATGTTTAAATATATCCCTAATACTATAGGAGTAACTGTAGCCTAAAAGTTGAGTCTCAAAGTACCAATTAGCATACTTTATAGATTTTCTATTCCTCTTTAATATCTCTATATAAGGCTCTCTTTTCTTTTTTATAGTATTGATCCTTCTATCTGAGAATATTCTTTTATTATCATCCCCAATCAATTCTTCTGAAATAGCCTTATCTATAGAGCAGCATATGTCATACTTATGCTCTTTGCCTAAAGCTTTGAAGTTCCTCTTCTCTCTATCTGTAAGGATATTGAAAGTCTGGGCTTCTAAAACCAACTGGGATCTGTTAGCTGTAACGAATGAATCTAAAAGCCCAGCTTGGATCAAAGCTGATAATACCCCTATATTAACTCCAGCCTGTTTAGCTGCTGTAAAGACATCATACTTATTTTCAAAAGAATCCTCTCTAAACTCCAACAAATGCTTCAAAACCTTCTCGGAGACCCCTTTGATTGAGTTTAACCCATACCTGATATCCTTACCTTCTATTCTAAAGTCTATATCTGATTTATTTAAATCAGGAGGCAGAAGTTTGATATCGAAATCCATCAACTCTTGAGAAATTTTAGATATCTCTTCATGACTATTTGGTTCGAACTTCGTGAACTTCAACAAGCTTAAAAAAAACTGTTGTGGATATTTGAATTTTAAATAAACCGTAATGGCCGCTAGATATGCATAACTAATAGAGTGAGATTTGTTGAATGAGTAGTTCGCAGAGTCTTCCGCGACCTTCCACAAAACATCCGCTATAGCAGGATCTGGATTTTCAAGCTGGCCTACTTTTTCAGTTATTTTAGTTTTCCAAGCTGGCATTTGGTCTATTTTTTTCTTTCCAACAATGCGCCGAAGCTGTTCCGCTTCATCTAAGCTAAAGCCAACTTTGACAGCCATCTTCATTAACTGTTCCTGATAAAGGGGGATACCTCCTGTATAGTTCAAAACAGAATCGAAAAATTCATGTACCGACTGAGATTCTCCAGTCTTAACGTATTCAGCATACCTATCTTTGAAGTCTAACGCTCCGGGTCTAGCAATAGCTACAACAGCAGAAAGCTGCTCAAGGTTCCTTGGTGCGATACTTTGGCAGACTTTAAAGTTTGTATCAGCTTCGATCTGGAATAGACCTTGTGGGCTTTGTAGGTTAGACAGGGCAGTATAAATTAAAGGGTCATGAGGGTTTATATCATCTACATCTATACCTAGACTACTACAGACATCATTGACAACAGACAAAGTCCTGAGACCAAGAATGTCAAATTTAACACTTAAACTTGCAACGTCATCCATGTCATAACCAGAAACCAAAGAGTCATCATTAGTTTTTTGTAGGGGCATTATATCTGATTGTTCATAATAACAAATCGAAATCCCTGAAGGGTGGACGCCTGTGTTTTTCACTAAACCTTCTAACTTCTTAGCTATCTTAAAAGCTTTTGGGTGGTTATCTGCGTGTTTCTTAAATGATTCGCTCTCTTCGTAAGCGACTTTTAATTTAGCCACCTTTCCGAACTGTTTCGGAATACTGTCGCTTATTTGGTTTACGTCCGTCTCGTTAAGTTCAGATACTATCTTTCCACATTCCTTCATGCATAGCTTACCACTAAGAGTATTGAGAGTTAGGATCTTAGACGTTCTCCCTTTGTATTTTTCTTCGATATATTTAACAACTTCGCTCCTGCGGTTATAAGAGATATCATTATCAACATCAGCAAGAAGAGACCCATCAAGGAAAACTTCACCATCATGCTCAATTTGTTTTGCTCTACTTCTAGATACGAATCTTTCAAAAAATAAGTCATATTCAATTGGGTCAATATTTGTTACACCTAAAAGATACAAGACTAACGAACCTGCTGCAGATCCTCGTCCGGCACCTGTTGGGATGCTATTCTTTTTACAAAAGTAAAGAACATCCCAGTTGAGTAGGATATAATCAATAAATCCTAACTCCTCAAAAATCTCAAGCTCCATTACAGTACGATCATAGTAATCCTTCCTATTTTTAAGCTTAACGATACCTCTATCTCTTAAACCTTTTCTAGAAAGCTCATACAAAATATCTTTGTTTGAACTCCCCTCTTGAAGACTCAACTCATCTAAGATACTCTTTGGGATGACAATCTCTGGCAGCTTTACACCAGCTGGAAACGGGTTTTTGTATCTCATAATTCTATATCGTATAATTGCTTTCTGAAGATCTTGAAGTTCATCTCGATATCGTAAAGAGCGTCATGTAATCTATCTTTATCGTGCGGGATGTTATATTTCTTGAGTAGGGTGGCTTGCCCTGCTCTCAAGCCCCTCTGGAAAAAGTTGTTCCACCCATACTGCCAACACATGAAATTATCAAAATTAGGTTCATCCTCTTTTGCTATAGCTCTAGCTAAACTCAAGGTATCTATAATTCTATCCACATAAGAGTGGTCAGATCCCAAACCCATCAATTTCCTCCACACGTTGATCATGTAAACATCAAAGCCTAGAAGGTTCTGCCCCACAACTTTGTATTCTGGATTGTAGAGTTCTTTAGAGAAATCCTCCCACACACTTTTTGGATCTTCAGCCCTTGATTTATAGTAGTCATACTTAAATTTATTTGTTCTAACCGCCCCCTCTGACATCTGTAGGTCAGACCACCAAAGATACCTATCATTCTTCTCTAGAACCCTATCTCCTTGAGCAATGATCCAAGATACTTGGTATGGTCTTGATTTGACAAGGTTCAAGCCTTCGGTCTCAGTATCTAATACGAGATATCTTTGATTCTTATCAAATCTTAATAGTTGATCATTCATGATTGTTCAAGGTAACTTTCAAAACAGAATTCTTGACTGCCAAAATGGTTTAAATCTGGGCTGCTAAGTGTTGACGGCCTTCCAAAAGATCTGGTAGAAAGAATCTTGTAAGTTTGAAGAGCTTCGACATCCTTTTTCTCTTTATATAGGATCGTTTTAACTTTAGCAACCCTATATTGCTTTCTTTTTGTAGCTTCTTGGACCTTGATATCCAGTAAATGGTCGAAAGGTAAATCGTTACTCTCGGACCAAAACACAGGATCTAAGCCTTCTAAATCAGGGATGCAATTCTTTTGATGGAAGTTATTCTCATATATATAGCTATCATAAAATGGAACGACAAACGACAGTGATGTTTTATCCCAGTACTTCTTAAATGTAGGATAATCTATTCGCCCATCACCCTCTGTAAAAGCACAAGAGTATATTTTGTTCAAAAGTTTACATCCTTCGTCAGTCTTAGCAAAGATAATGTTTTTATGATTAGAGCTTGACGACTCTTCATGCATATCGTTGCAGAAAGTAAGCCTTAATCCATAATACAAGTTAAGGTCATTGCTTGAGCAAACCTTAAAAGCTTTCATAAAGCTTGTCAGATTATCTTCTACCAAAACAACATCCTTGATGTTATTACTAAGGCAAATATCAACCAAGGAATCCGCTCCAAATTCCTTTGACTTTCCGTCTAAAGTTAAAATGCTTTTGCCGTAAGAGTATGTGGATCTAAATACAGGGGTCATTACCCCTTTAGTTTACAGAGGTCCACAAAGAAATCAAGAACAATGAGACGGGCAACCCTTATAATATTGTATTTCGTAGGTACAGCCTTCTGGGACGATATCTTTAGAGAACTCCTCCTCGAAACAAGAACCTACAGTTTGGCCATCCCGGTTCTTGAATAAATAATAAAAGAAATCAAACTTCATGGAACAATGCCATTTTATGTTGCCGTCTTTTTTTAACTCTCCTTTTTGTTTCGCGAAGCCACAAAGCAGCCGTCCACTAAAGGAGCTATCCGTCGGAAACCCTTTGTCTGCGGCCATGTTAGATACAGCGTCCTCTTCGGAAAAATTATCTAAGTATTGTTGGATCTCAGTTAGCTGCATTTCAAAGCCTAGAAGATCCTCATCACTCAATGGCTCCATTCTCATAACACCACTTTTTTTAGCGTTAGGATCTAAATCGAATTTGACAAAAAGAAATTCACTCTGTTTATTTTTGTACTCAGGAAATAAATGTTGACTAGCCAAGCTATACATCAAATCCTGCATATTGTCTTCAGCATCCTTGCCTTTGAAGACCTCTTTACTAGTTTTGAAGTCTCTGATGAGGGCGAATTTTTGCTTCTTATAAAGAAAGAGTTTGTCGATAAAACCCCTAATCCTGTAAGCGATGTCTCCATCGTTTTTAACTATATCAAAATCCTGCTCAGAAAGCTCTTCTGTCGGGTCATCCAAATCGTAACCAAAAAAATCATAACTTAAACCATTGAAGGTCATCTCCTTAATCATTTGGATATTCTCTTCATCATCCACACCCTCTCGACGAGCGTGTTTCATTACTAGACGCTCAACACAAGGAACAGAGAAGATATCATGCTTTTGCATGATTTCGTCATAATGCTTTCTGTGGCGAGGTTCACCAAGCACTTCAAAAATCAAGTGGCATATAGAACCTCTTCTAGCTCCATCATTACTGGTATCTGGCAGTTTAAGTTTATACTTGCACCAATATAACCAAGAACATCCTTGAGCGGTCTTGATTCTACTTGCGGATAGAGCTGTTTTAGGTTCAATCATTTAATTTCTTAGCCATGCTATTTTCAGCTTTAGTAAACAGCCGAGGGTTTTTGGAGACGTAATTACAAATGTAATCTTTTTGCTCTTGTTGATCTATGTGTCTATCAATCCAGTTATTGATATTATAACCACTCTGATACATTTCTCCAAAATCATTACCGTTTTGTGGGAGTTTGATAGTAAGGACATTTAAATCAAAACGTTTAGCTAACTTTAAATAGTTTTTTATCGCAGCTATCAAACCTCTGTTCTGAGAAGAATTCGAATCGTTATTGGTAGAAATGTAAATGTTATCCAAAACCTTACTTGAGAGATAATTAATAATGCTTGGACTGGCAGACAACCCGAATAAGACTAAGATGTTTTTGACGCCTTGATCATACAGAGCCATAGCATCACCTATACTCTCAACTAAAATAACTTGGCCGAGCTTATCAATCTCCGAGCTACATTCGTTGCCTTCTACACAGGCTGGATAAACCCAAGTATTCTTTTTGCCTATATGCTTCCACTTAGCATAATCATTATTATCATCTATCTTCCGGCCAGAGAAACCAATAATCTGCTTATTTTGGTTGTATATTGGGAATACCATTCTCCGATACATCTTACCGACTCCAGCTAAACCTACTTTGAAAGCTAGTTGCGTCTGCTCCGATATGCCTTTGTCTTTATAAAATTTGTAGTTAGGGAATAACTTATCTAAGCAATCCTCTGGGTAGCATTTTTCCATTTCTATCTTATCTACTCTTGGAGCTATATAAGCTTTATCGCTTTTGATCTTTTTTAGAGTCTCAGAAAACTTTCCATTATCACCAACAGTCATTCTGACTAGAGCTTCAAAAGGAAGAGATCCCTTAGGCTCCACAAAATCCATCCATACTCCAGTATTCTTATAAATCTTTAAAGCTGTAGCGTTATCTCCGTTTCTGTATAAAGCTTGTGACCTCCAATGATCGCCACAATCAATGAGCTTATAGCCTATTGAAACCAAAACCCTCTCAAACTCTTCAGAAGGAACCAAGTTCTGGGGCGTCTTCTGTCTCTTGTCTTGCTGGTGCATCTGGTATACTGTCATCTAATAGTGCTTCTCCATTTTGAACAGCGACAATGTCTCTTAAGTCGCCCCTTTCTGAAATATTAAAATTATTAAAATTTAAATTGATAAAGTTTTTACGAAGAGAGTCTTCCACCTGCACTGGTTCGATAGCGCCAGCAATATCCCTGCCCAAACTTCGATACTTAACACTGATCATTTTGTGAGTACCAAACCTATCTCCCTCTAACTGAATCTCATCTTCAGTCTTACGCCTAATAATAAACATGTGAGAACAAAACTGAGTGATTCTGTCTGAAAGGGATACAATACTCTCATCATCAATTATATTCTGAGAGTTTCTGTTTGTAGTGATACCACTTCTATTTGATTGAACAGAAGTTATCATGGGTATTACCGGGTCTCCATCCTCAAGGATCTCTTTTTGGATACACCTCTTAAATTTATCAACCATTTCCCCAACAACCTGCCACTCATTCTTATTTGCTGAAGAATTATTTGTGGTTTTGATATAGTCAAAAGAAAATACCATCTTGTTACCCCTGCCGACAGTAGAATAGTAAAACCTTTTTAAGGTATTGATCATAACGTCAACATCCATGCCGCCAACATTATAGTAGTAAAATCTAAGGTTTTGGACTTTAGACCAAACAGATCTAACTTTATTGACAACCTGTTCTCCAGCATTTCTCCATTTACCACTCTCCAACAAATGCATCGGAACTCCAGAGTGCGCTGCACATTGCCTCATTATAAGTTCCTCTTTACTCATCTCACCGTTATCAAAGTGTAGGACTGGAACGTCGTATTTTAAAGCTACTTTAGTAGCGTAGTCCATGCAGAATTGTGTTTTCCCTACTCCAGAACGAGCTACAATGACAGTTATGTTTCCGGGTCTAAGTAGAGAGCCATAGATGTCATTGACTTTCTTATGTGGACCCATCATTCCAAATTCTTCAATTGGATTATTGCCCCTCTCCTCAATCATATGCTCCATATCATTATAGATGTTTTCGGGAACATCATTTCCGATATCAAACAGATTTATTCTAGAATTATAGATCTGATCAGCAGTTTCTACGATCTCTCTATACGAAGATTCTGGGGCCATCCCCTTCATCTTCTTAGCTATCAATTCAGAGGACTCTACAATCTCTCTTCTAATTGAATACTTCTTAACTTCCTTACATGTTTTTAATAGATTCCCCGAAGGGACTGACCTCATCGCCAGAGACTTAATATACTCAGCTGGAGTGACATCACCTTCAAAACTAAGACCTACCTCGTTAACTCTCTGAGCTAGAATAATATTATCTACTTCCTCACCAGCATCAACAGACTGTTTGATGATTCTAAAGATGGTAGCATGTAAAAGAGATGTCTCAGAATAAAAGTCTTTGTGACTAATAAAATTAGAAATCTCAATCAAAGACTGAGGATCTCTCAACAGCCCAGCTAAAAGCTGTCTTTCTAGTTCATAACTGTAAATCATAAGTCCTCTTCAGGTTCTTTGTCTACCCTATATAAATACTGATGTAAAGCTTTTGTTAGACCTAATTCTGTTATCGTAGAGTCGAATTTGCTATACACAATTGGATCTCCAGATTCATTAGCCGCGACCATGATCACTCCTTTATATTTATCTGAGTCGCCAGATATCTCGTAAATCTTTTCTACAAACCCTTGTGGGATTGAAAACGCTTCTTTATCTTCGCTCATAAATAAATATCTTGATTCTCAAAAAATGATTGGTCTACCGTGTCATTAGGATATATCTCTACCAACTTTATATCGTTTATCTCACAGAAGTCGAGCTTTTTCTGATCCCTTTTAAGTTGGTCTAAAAACTTGTACCTATTTTTATGAAAATGTTTGACATACTTTGTATGCTGAGCGCCTTGCACTTCAATAGCAATCCTTTTGTTAGCGTTGTAAAAGTCTAAAGACAATCGAGAGCCTACTATCCGAAACTCTTCAAAAACTACATCGTTACCCCAGTATGGGTAGAGAAAATCTTTAACGCTTTTCTGAAACTTGCTCCTACTAGAAGAATCCCAATCTATATGATATTTTCTAGGGTTTTTAAGATTCCTAAGTTTACCATCTACAGAATAAAATTTCATTCTTGACCGCTAAACATTTTCTTAAAATAAGCTACCAGATATTGACAGAGAGCTGAGTCATCTTCGATCAGAGAAAATAATTTATTCTCTCCTTGAACTTTTTCTGGAAGTGAGAAACCTCCTTCATTTAGAATCTCTCTAAAATCTTCTGTAATTGAAATCCAAGCCCCAGCTTTTTTGATAAATTCCCAAGCTTCAAGGGTTCCTACGACCTCTTTCTCTACCCAAATTGAATTGCCTCCAGTTCTTCCGTAACGAATAGGGTAAGATATTCTAGTGTTAGTCTTCTCGTTTGGAGATTTCTTAACAACAACCTTAGCATAATGCCCTATGGCTGGATTAGTTTTAGGGTCCATTTTTTTATTAGATGGATTAAGCAGTATGTTATCCCCGCCAAACCGAGGTTCGAATTCAATGATCCAGTTTGCAAAGTGCAACAAAGCGTTTCCACCTGTAGCGGTTGTCTGGCGAACAGGAGCCTTAGAGTAAGGATCTAACTTGATGTCAGCTCTAACCTGAGAGATAAAGATGGCTATATGTCCCCTCTTTGCAAGAGCGATAGACATCTTCTTCATAAAAGTAGCAGCAATATTTGCTCCCCCAGCCACTTGAGCAGACTCTTCAAATGTTTTTTGGTTATCTGCTTTTTTGATCAAACCATCTACAGAATCTAAAACGAAACAATATTTATTCTTCTCTTCATTTGAAGAGACTAATTGCCTCATTAAATCTACTGATGTTTCATAAATATTAGACTCAAAGACAAAACATGTTCCCTCTTCCCACTGCTCATAATCAAATACGAATTTAATCCCGCAACGCTTTATCATCTCATCCGAAAGCCTACCTTCCGCTTTAAAATAAACAGCTTTTGATTTAGGCATTTTTAAGAAGTTCTTCATGACTTCCAAGGAAGCCGAAGTCTTCCCCCCTTCATTCATCCCGACGAATCTATGTAATCCGGGTCCAAAACCTCCATCTAGGTGGTGATCAAACTCAAGAGATCCGCTTGATACTCTGTAATTAATCTGCTCTTCATAATTGAAGTGGTCCTCTTTATTACTCTTCAGAAAATTATTTAATAAACTTTTAGAATCTACTGTTGCAACTGTTTTTTTACTGGCCATTTTACTCATCTGTTAAAAAATTTTTTATTGTCTTCTTTTTCTTCTCTACAAATCGGTCCTCACCGCTTTTTTCACCTAGATTATATTCTGGGTATCTCGATTTATCAACCACATAATTAAATGCCCTGAATTTTTTGTCAAGCGTCTCTTTTAGTTTAGGGCTTCTCAAGTAAGTTAATGATTCGAACTGTCGGTGAAAATTTACAACATTCATGAATTCTAAAGAATATTTATCCACCAAATCGTTGAGAAATTTCATTTCTCTTGAGTAAAAAATTCTTTTGTTTTTTGCGGGTTCTTCAACAAGCCTTTTCAAGATATCTGTTTTTTTTATCTTAGGCTTGGCTGGTTTCTTTTTTTTGAAAACATGGCCGCAGTCACAAGAAGAAGCCCCAGATGCGACATGTGTTTCGCAGCTAGGGCATCTCTTCTTACCTCTTGGCATAAGATCAAGTTACCACTCTTTCAGGTCGTGTGCAACCATTTTCCCAACTAATCTTATAAAGTCAGTTCTAGGCTTCCAACCAAGAAACCTGCGAGCATTAGAAGAATCACCCCAAAGTAATTCTACTTCGGCGGGGCGATAAAAATTTGGATTGACCTTCATTAAAACCCTACCTTCATGCATGTATTTCTCATCTACACCTTCCCCCACCCACTCGCACTTATCAGCAGCAAACCCAGCAAAATTAAATGCTTGCTCTACAAACTCCCTAATGGTGTGAGTCTCATTTGAAGATAAAACATATTCTATAGGTTCTTCCTGATTTAACATCAACCAAATGCCCTCTACAAAATCTTCAGAATCGCTCCAATCTCTTTTAGCGTCGATATTACCTAGTTCAAGAGGCTTAAATTCGCTTGATGGGTATTGATTTTTAATACGAGCTGCATTCTTAGTTATTTTTCGGGTGACAAACTCTTCTCCACGACGAGTGCCTTCATGATTGAATAACCAACCTTGAATAGCGAATAAATCATAAGAATCCCTCCAGACCTTCACCATATGCCTCGCACTAGCCTTAGAGACCCCGTAAGGGCTTCTTGGGCGTAAAGGGTGAAGTTCTGACTGAGGAGAGTATTGGACGTCCCCAAACTCTTCTGAAGAGCCAGCATTATAATACCTGCATTCTGGGCAATATTTGCGAATAGCCTCAAGTTGATATAAAACAGCCATAGCGTTAGTCTCCATATGGTTGACTGGCATCCTCCAACTGACACCAACAAAAGAATTAGCGGCAAAATTTATAAAATAATCAGGCTTCTCTTCCGCTATCACCAATTCTGTATTAGCTTGGTCAGCAACATCCAAGTCAATGAGCTTGAAACGAGGATTATCTAGTAGATGAGCTATATTCTCATGGTTTTTAACACTCAACCTGCGAACGCCAGCCACAACAGTATGCTCTGTATTCTCCAAGAGATAATCAGCCATAAAGCTACCATCTTGACCTGTTACCCCTGTAATGATTACCTTCTTCATTTAAAAAAAACTTCTGAGTTAATATTCTTATCGTCTATAAATAGATCATATACAGGTTTGCCAAATTTTAAAGTGTGATGTTTCACACCGTAACGTTCAAATTGATCTTTTGTCACTTCCGACCAGTCTTTACCAGACCCCGAACCCCTAGCGGTCCAGTATACAATAGTATGACCTTCATCATAAAGTTTATTAATCTTCTGTATCCGCTCTAAAAACGGCTGACTATTCTCATAATCCGTATTTTGGGTCATGAATATAGTTTCATCTATATCAACATATATTGTCATAAAGTAATTCTGCTGTTTTAAACTGCCACTCATAGTCGATATCGAAACACTCTAACTCTTCCATCGGGTAGAGTTTGATGCCTCCTTCTTTTTGGAAGTCTCCCATAAACATGTTCTTCGATATCAGGTCTAATCTAGAGGCGTATAAAACGTGAGCAGCTTTGTATGTTTCGGTAACAGCTTTTGTATTCATTATTGTCTGGCCTTCAGGCCAAGGAGTAATTAACTTACCTTTATTATCCCAGAAGTAGTCTTTTTGTTCAATAACCCCAAAAAGGTTATCCTCCTCTTGGTTGAGAAAAGTCTCAACAAAAGAATCTATTGTTTCTATTTTTAAAAGAGGTGAACATAGATTTACCTTTATAACATATTTATAAGGGAGCTTGTCATGCCATTCATAAATTTTTTGTAATGAATTATCATTATTAGCAGAATCAAAACTTCTTTTGTAAACCTGAGCGCCGTTGTCATTAGCTATATCAATTAACTCTTGTTCATAGACGGAAGCAAAAACATTCGCTGATGGGACAATTGTTGATTTAAAAAGTTTCTGTAACCCTATCTCGAAAAGATTAGAGCCACAAAAAGATCTAGTCATTTTCTTTGGGACTCTCTCTGAGTTGAGTCGAGCTTGCACGATTACAGCTATGTCACTAATGTCCTTCATAAGAATAATTATATTTATTAAAACGCCCTAGATTGTTTATCTTGCAGTTAGGGTAAAAATCTCTGATGTAAGCGTCAAAATGTTTATAGTGCCTTATGACATCTGAGTACTTTGATATCTTTTTCTTCCTGAATAACTTCTTATTTTCAAATCCATGAGGTACCAATTGTCCAGACTTAAAATCTGGAGCTACCCCATCAACGCCTACAAAGTCCACTTGGTTTGCGCCTAGCTCTAGAGCGAAAATTACCATCTTAGAAGCCGTTCCTGTGAATTTACTTTGATACCTGCTTGAACATAAAAAAGTTTTTTCAGGGAAATAATGAATTAAGTAATATAAATGAGCCAACCTATCGCTCAAATCTTCTGCAGCTAAATAAGTAGAACTCCTCTTACAATATTCTAAGAATTCAATGGAAAAAGTATTTACTTCGTTGCCAACAAACAAAACATCCAGATTTATATCTTTGAATTTTTCACACTTAAAAAAATGGTTACAAGAAAATATGTGATCATAATCTTCTGGTTGCAACTCTAAGTCCCTTGATGACGGTCCCCCGCCAATAACCAATATCTTAGAATTTTCAAACTTATTAAAATCTTTTATATCCTCATAAATGTAATTGCTAGTGCATTTAAATGATGATTTTTTTATATTTTGATGCTCTAACCAACTTAGACCTCTGACGCTCTCAACAAACCTATCTTCAGAAGACACGAAGGCGGCTTCAGTTTTATCTTCACAATTTTCCCACGTTTTCATTATCTCTGTAAATGGTACATTGACCTCTTGTCCCCTATATATACTAATTCAATACCGTGTTTTTTTAAATGCTCTTCTAATTGATATTCGACGTTATCTCCAAACCTATCCCAACAATCTTTATATTTTGGGTCGTAGGGATGAGCTTCCTCCTGTAAGTATAAAGAGGAAAAGACGCCCATAGCTTTAGGAGACCCAAACGCAAAGCCATCGCACATGAACTTATCCATGAAAATCATTGGGGCGACGCAATTCCACCCGCCAAATAAAAATATCTTGTCTTCAGAGTTGTGGGTCTCATAAATCTCTTTTATAGGTATTTTCACAAAAGGATTAAACTCAAACCTGCACCGGATAATAATATCATAGTCACCTTCAATCATTTGGTGGCATTGATACATTTTCCATAACTGTCTTTTTCTAAGCCATTGCCACTTTGACATGTTTGAATCATTAAGCGCTTCTTCTAAAGATTCATCTTCTATAAATTGTTTTTTTGTTTTTACAAGAGCCAGTAAGTCCTCAACTTGGGAATCCTTAATCTTGTAAACTACCCCGTATGAAGGCTGATTTTTTCTCCACCCTTCACCACTCTTAAGATACTCATAAACTTCTGAACTAGGTCTTAGCTGGGGACTGTTCAAAGTCTTATGCGAAACGACATTAGATGTGTAAGCGTAGATATCATCTACATCATCCATGAATGATTGGTTTTGTGAATTTAAAGCTTTGTTAAAAGCTCCGATTTGACCACTATAACATAACGCCGTTTTCATTTTATGAAGCCCCAATCAAAAGGAAGAATGATTTCGGGTTTTTCAGTTTCAATACAAATTGTAATAAAATCTAGCTTTTTGGAGTTTTTGTTTAAAAATTCGCAAACCGCTTTTTGGACCCCAAAACCTTTTAATTTCATTGATTTTTTTGTTCCAGTAAAATCATGACCACTCATTACTCCTCCTTTTTTTAATTTAGGGTAGTACATATCTAAATCCGCTTTACAACCTTCATATGAATGATCACCATCTACGTAAATAAAATCAAAAAACTCATCTTTAAACCTATCCACAACATTCTTTGAGTAATTTACTATAAATTCACAACTTTGATCGTGTAGAATATTTTTAGCTTTATTAAAAGCTCTATTATGAATCATTTGATTGTGACCTCTATCCGCTGATCTGTCATTCTGAAACTCATACGGATCAATTAACCACAATTTTTTAGGAGAAAATTCTTTACTTATTCTCAATGCGTTAGCTCCATCAGCTGTTCCTATTTCTAAAAAATTACAATTATCGTTTTCGTATGAAAATTTACCAGAACTATTCATCGAGTTGAAAAAACTTTTTCTATCCGGCAACCAGTTTAAATGTTTTTCATTGTTTAAAAAATCTTCAAGAGAAATCGTTGTACCTCTCGGGCTAGAATTTGTAAAGCAAGATAACAAGCATTCTTTGGATAGGTATTTCTCTCTTATAAGCTTATGCTCATCTAAACATTGTTTTATTTCTTTTTGTGACAACATAATTAGTAAATGTAAAATGGTTGGGGCCGATACTCTAGAGTTAGAGAGCTTCTATAAGTCCCTATGTCTCCTAAACCTCTTTTATGAAGGCCAAATGTGTCAGCAACTACCAGTGAATTTTTCTTACCAACCATAGGTAGTGGGGTGTAACCCATATTTTTAATAAAAATATCCTCTTCTTCTACTGTTGAATCTTTTAAAACTCTAAATGAGCCTCCTTTACCGTCTCTCTGCCTCCAAAGTTCAGAACCCTCTTCGGATAAAGAGTTCTCTTTTTCCCATCTTAACCTGTTTTCATCTACGATATTACTTTTTGGGACGAAATGAAATGGACCATTGTTAATTGCGACATCATCTAAATAAACCCAACACTTTATTGTTGGTTGAAAAGTATCTGAGTGATATTTAGCTTGATCATCATTTTCTTTTTGTAACACATGCCAAAAACTAGCGTTAGGAAAACTAAATTTAAAATCTGAAATATGCGAAGATTTTTTAATTATATCTAATAATCGAGGCATCTGCAAGAAAGGTTTAGGGTTTACAGGTATCACGCCCCCTTTTTGGTGATTGGGTTCGACTTCATTTTTAAAAACAGAGACTAAATTATTGAATAACTGTTCTGGTAAGAAGTTTTCATAAACTTTAAATCCATTTTTATCAAAGTCATCATTACCTTCAGCCCTTTTTTCATAAACCCTTCTAGCTAGCAAAACCCTATAGACATGTAAACCCAATTTATTTAAGTTTTCGTTGTCTACGAATTTTTTTGAACTATAAACCTCTGAATGAGTAGCTGAATTGTTTTTTATTTCTTGTTCTAATCCCTCTATAGTGGAACCAGTCACCTTATAAAAAAGATCGTAATCTGTTTCTAAAAGATAACTCTGGCTATTATTAAAGTTTACTTGCGACATTTTGTTTTATTTATTACTTAAAAAGTTGTTAAGCGCTCCAATTAGCCCATTGTAATATAGTGCCGTTTTCATAACTAAGTTTAACATCCTCTAATATCCCTTCATAAATATTATTACTGGATAAATCGTTGAAATTCTCAACTTCAATTTTTAGACAGTTTAACATATATTCACAAAATACCCTCATCTGATCTTGGAACTCTTTTACATCATTGAATGGAGGAGGGCTTTTATCCTTCTCAAAAAAGTGTTCGTTAGTTCTGAATCCATCTAAACCTATAAAATCTATCTTTGATGCTCCAAATAATTTAGCTAACACACAAGCTCTAGGGACATAACCAAGCCTTGAAAAATATCTAGTTAGCCAAATAAAACATAAAGGGTAACTCTCCTTAAGTTTTAATAAATTAAAAGCTGGCCTCCTAGCCGAATGATCAAAGCCTAGGATAGGATTATGGTTATTAACATAATCTAAAAACTCAGGATCATTAAAATTAACTTCATCACCAATTAAAGCTAAATGAATCTTATGTTTTTTTAGCAAATCGTTCTTAAAAAAATGATTACAGCTAAAAACTAGATCGTAGGATTTTATTTGATTATCTGTTAGTGTTTTAGAGGATGGTCCACCTCCAATAACTAAAACAGATTTATCTTTTATGAAGCTAAAATCTATATCCGATTTTATTAAAAGCTCATCGGTGACCTCAGATTCCCCAAAAACTTCATTGAACATAAAGCTCTTGAAAAAGGCTGTTTGTAACTTTTTAGATGTCTTTACCCAATCTGAAACTGTAGAATGAAAAGAAAACCAGCCTCCTTGGAAAAGATCTTTCCTGTAAAGATCCATTAACTATTCCTAAGTTTTTTTCTCACTTCAGCTTCAGTTTCTGTAACTGAAATCTTCCCGTCTCCGAAAGACTGTTCCAACTCTCTAATACCACTGACAAGTTTGAAAAGACCTTGAGGTTCAACTGAAGCCATATGATCGGAACCCCACATAGTCCTGTCAAGAGTTACATGACGCTCAATAATAGTAGCCCCAAGATAAACAGCAGCGACTGTAGTGCCAAGTCGGAATTCATGCCCACTATAACCAACTTGACATCCGTACTTATCTTTTAAAGTTTTAACACAAGAGAGATTCAATTCTTCTATTGGAGCGGGATAAGACGAGTTGCAGTGCAAAACTGCATAATCCGAAGCATGATCTTTCAGGATATCAACAGCTTCATCAATCTCCTCTTCAGAACTCATACCTGTAGAGATAATGACTTTTTTACCAGTCTCACAAGTTTTCTTTAGAAGCTCTTTATCTGTAATGCTAGCAGAAGCTATCTTGATGAATGGAATATCATATTGATTTAAGAACTCTAAGCTGTCTAAATCCCAAGGTGAAGCACTCCAAGATATACCTTTCTCTTTACAGTAACGGTCAATCTCATCATACTCTTCTTTGCCAAACTCAACCTTGTATTTATAATCAAGATATGTCATCTCTCCCCAAGGAGTGTCACGCATGACAGACTTTTGATGTTCTGGGACGCAAACATCTGGATTTCTTTTTTGAAACTTGACCGCATCGCAGCCAGCTGCAGCAGAAATATCAATAAGCTTCTTAGCTATATCTAGATCTCCGTTGTGATTAATGCCAATCTCCGAAATGATATAAGTCTCTTCCATACTAAGAATAGTATTTATTTTAAAAAGAAAGTCAACATAAAAATTCCTCGCATGATTGATACAATCGCTCTTTTTGATGTCTATCTGGTCTATTATCAGGGTAATCTGTGTTCCTCTTGAACCTATACCCAGTAAAGGATTGGCCAGAATGAAGATGCCCCGGCAAGTCTTTACATGGGGTTATGAAAACATTCTCGTAGAACGCTTGTTTCCAAGGATTAACTCTTATATCACAACCATTAGCCAACAAAAAATAAAATCCAAAGCATTGCTCTGGGTAATCCAACTGTATATTATCTAAGAAGGTTTTTTCTGCGTTTAAAACCATCATAAAACAACCCTCCTTAATAACTTCGGTCCTACCACCGAACAAGTGAGAAGAAAAACAAAACTTATGCATTTTCCAAAATCCATTATCTGTAGTATGAACTTTTTTGGGATTACCCCTCATATTTCCTACAAACGCAGAAAGATCTGGATAGAGTTCATCGCTTCTAGCTCTAATACAGTATTTTTTTGTAACTAATCTACTCCCTTTCCAAGTCGTGAAGGCTTGAAAAAAACGGCAACCTTGATTATTTATCTCATTAAGATTCTCTGGATATTCACTTAAAATTAATTTATATTCTTTTTTAGTCTTATTAAGCAAACTTAAATCTTCGTCTTTCCAAGTTGATACAATTACCTCTTCAAATCCCTGATCATAATAACTATCTATAGACTCAAAAGTCCTGTCATCTATCGGACCCGTGATTATTATGGATATGTCAGAATTATGCATTTAGCTGCTGCTGGGCTATATTTTTGAATCTATCTAAATCATGTTTGGACAAATCAACCTCTACATTAACTTTATTCATTGGATCTACATAAATAGAACCAAAAGCTGACAATTCTTTACAAAAATTTACATGATCGCATTCTCCATCAGTTGACCATTTTACCTGTTTGATTATATCTGTGTATGATAATGCAAAGCCTCCAAACGCTGAATTACATTTTATTGGGTTCCCCAAAGACCAATTCATTCTATCTAGCCCGTTTTTAAATGGACAGTCTGTCCAGTATAACCCTCTACTATTTGATCTATCTAACAAGGGATATACATCATAGTAAGAGTCCGAAGTTACTTCAAAAGTATAATCAGGGATATTCTGTCTGATATTAGGGGTGACTAACACCGCATCTTCTAACGAGTCTATAAGATTTAAATGAGATTCTAAATTATTCTTGTCGAAATTGATGTCAGAGTCTATCATTAAGGTATACTTTGAAGAACTGTTTTTGAGTAAATCTTTACATTTGTTTCTGAAGCCACAAAGCATTTGCATCCTCTCTATGTTTTGGACACTCCCAAAACTTTCAGCATCTAAGTCCTCATGAAGAAACTCATGGGATCTGCCTTCAAGCCAACTTTCCAGTAAAGCTACAGTAGAATCTTTTGAGTCATTTTCGTAAAAATAATACTCAAAATCATAATCTAGATCCTCTAAATCCTCTAGTTGACTAAGAGTTTTAGATAAATGCGGTTCGCTATCCCGCCACAAAGAATAAACAGCTATAGTATCTCTCATGCTAATGCATGATTATACTTTAAATCTCGTCTTCTTCAATAATCTCTACGGTAGAAGGGAGATCAGAAAGGTTTGCTAGCATCTCTTCTTCAGTAGAGAATCCTTCGTCATCCCAACCCCACTCAGAAAACTTTTCTTCATCATCCCAAGCTATAACATCTTCAGAAGCCATAGAACTTACTGGCCGCTTAGACCAGAATTTACAGCTCCAATAGCGAGGAGTCATTTTGTCTTTAGCGGTATCACACTTGTGACGCGCCCTGAAGTTTCTACGACGATCAGGATCGTCACGCTTTATTTCCATGTTTGGATCTCCGAACTTAATCATTACAATATTACCTGTTTTGGGATTTTTAACATAAACGCCAAATTTTTTCTTACCACCCTTTAAACGGAAAGGTTTATTAAGGTTTTTCTTTTCAGCTTCAGTGTATTCTAAATCTTCAGTGCAGTCATCCTGCTCCCATTCGTTAGCGCCCACTTTAACTAAATCAATATGAGCAACATCAAACTCTATATGCTCAAAGTCAGTAAAAGCTTCAGCCTCTGCTTGAATATAATAATCTTCTGATCCCTTAGCTACGTCTTGGTCAGCAGCACGGTAGGACTTCTTTACTTTACCACCTCTAACCATTTTAAGGAACATATTTACGCGAGCCATAGCCCACTGACCTCTAGTTTTTCCCGGACGGTGGCTGGAGGAGAAAGCCCCTGCACCACGACGATAAATCTTTTTAAGCTGCCCAAGAGTCACTTTTTTAGAATGCTTCTCATTATGTTCGGCGACTTTATTTTTTAAGGACTGGACGACTTTTGCAGAAAATGTAATTGAACCCCCTTTACCACCAGCAGAACCTTTCTTATTTTTACTAGAACCTTTCTTTCGTTCTGATGGTTTTGCAGGTGTTTGCGCTCCACTTTTTGGCCCACCTCGCTTTGCAGCTTCAGTTTGCTCCAAAAATTCTTTGATTTTCTTAGAAAAGTCCAATTCCATTGTATTTTTCTTTACACTAATTTTAAGTATAAATGAAATCAACCTTCACAAGATTTACATTCCATAAGGGATCTAGCCAATTCTTGACTGGGATTTGCACTTCTTTGATAATAAAACCCTTTTAATCCACTCTCCCAACCAAAAATCATAAGCTGATTTACTTCTTTTAGGTTAGCTTTAGGGGCTATCATAAGATTCAAAGACTGGCCTTGATCTAAAAACTTCTGTCTTTGAGACGCTTGGATTACTATTTCTTTCTGAGTGATCTCTCCAAATGTCTTAAATACGTCCTTCTCTTCAACACTTAAAAAAGCTAAATGCTGAACAGAACCCCCAGTTTCAAGTATACTCATCCAAACCTCATTAGTGTCTTTACCTTTTTCAGCCAAGAGGGTTTTAAGGTATGGGTTTCTGTAGGTGAACTTCCCTTTAGCTAAATTCTTTACAAAGTAATTAGAATTAAGCGGTTCAATAGATGGAGATACTTGACCCAAAATGAATGAACTACTCGTAGTTGGGGCAATAGCTAGAGTCGTAGTATTTCTACGATTGTAACCCTCACAATATAAAGGGCTTCCTAGTAGTTTGGCAAGTTGTATAGTTGCTAGATCACTATGCTCACGGATCTTCTTGAAGATGTAACTGTTTTGCAGTTTAGCCTCCATACTTTCGAAGCTAATCATTTTACTCTGTAAGTAAGAGTGCCAGCCAAGGACACCCATACCTAAAGCCCTATGACGCTTTGCGAAATTATGAGAAGACTCCATAAATGGAATATTCTTAGTCTTAATAATATATTCCTCCATAACTGCGTCAAGAAACATTGTTAACGTCTCAATAGCATCTGTATCTACAATATCATCCCAATGGATAAGATTAAGAGAAGATAAACAGCAGACAAAAGATTCATCTTCTTTAGATGGTAGAGCAATCTCATTACAAAGATTAGAAGCATAAATCTTCATGCCTTTATCTTTATAGCAATCAGGAGCTTGGTTATTTGCTGCATCTTGGAAGAAAAGATATGGATAACCAGTCTCAAACCTTTTTTTAATGACTGAAGCCCATATCTGCCGTTTGTCAGAATCACCCCCGATCATTGATTTCATCCACTCATCTGTAACCGTTACAGCGAAAGACATCTCTTGGATTGGATTGCCTTCACTTCGGATACGGAGGAACTCTTTTACATCTGGATGCTCAATAGGTAGGTAAGCAGCGAAAGACCCACGACGTACATTGCCTTGAGATACGACGGAAGCGACTTTATCAAATAGCTCCATAAAATGGATAGCCCCAGAAGACTCACCTCCAGAATTTATCGGTGCGCCCCGTTCACGAAGGTCTCCAAAGTAAGCTGATGTCCCAGATCCATGCTTGGTTTGCATTCCAACTTCTGATTGTTTAGCTAAGATACCATCCATCCTGTCAGGCACATATACACCATTACAAGATATAGGAAGACCTCGCTTACGACCGAAGTTAGACCAGACGGGAGAAGCTAAAGAGTAAAAACCCTGCTTCATATAGCCTACAAATTTATTAGAGAACCCATCAATACCTAGATACTTTTCAGCAGTATCTGCGATATCACGAATCCTCTGCTCTGGAGTTTCACCATCTTTGAGGTAACCACGCTCAAGAAATACCCTTGAGTCTTTGTTTAGCCAATAATATTCAGTCATTTAAAACAAGTCTTCTTCGTTGAAAGTCTGTGAATTTTTTGAGTACTCAACAGGTCTAGAATGGAAAAAATCAGTGGCATTATTGCCAAGTAACTCCTCCTCAAACCAAATTGTATCTTTCAGCAGATTTTTGTCAACATCGAAAGCTTGTTTAAAGCCAATTTTTTGTAAAGAATCATTGATTCTATTTTTGATGAACTCTTTTAGGATTGGTGCATTAAGACCTTTTGCTTGAATACCATTGATCATCCAGTCAACGATATTACTCTCAGCTTTAAAAGCTTGTTGAGCCTCATCAAGAATACGTTCCTCCAACTCTTCATCAAATAGTTCGGGGTGTTCATCTCTAATGGTGTTGATTATCTTCATCCCAACCAAGGCATGAACGTTCTCTTCGTTACGAGTATACTTAACTTGTTGATCAGTATCTTTTAGTACGTTACGATAACGAGAAAACCAATTTATGACGTAAAATTGGGAAAACAACGACACGTTCTCTACAAAAAGGGTGAATAGGATCAAAGCGTAAACGTATTGCTTTTTGCTATTCTTGTAAAACTTGTGTGTGTATTTCCGAAGATAGTTCACTCGACCCTCGATAAAGTCGAGCTTTAGATTTTCCTCAAAAACCTCTTCCAAACCAAGGACTTCCAAAAGCCTCTCATACGCATTATTGTGAATGACTTCAACGTTAGCCATTACAAAACCTAAATCGCTAAACGATGGGTGCGGCAAATTGTCACCCAACTTACTCCAAAACTTCTTAACTGCTACCTCAATCTGACCGATTGCAGAGAGGGTTCTAACGATAATCTCTTTTTCTTGCTCATTCAATACCACGTTAAAGTCCTGCAAATCAGACGTAAAACTGAACTCTTTATCGGTCCAGAAGCCGTTATGCATTGCTTCGATAAACTCTCCTGCCCAAGGGTAATGGTCAGGCTTACGCGATACTTGTTCTTGAAAAATCATGGTAGAGATAGTTACACTTTTAGAGCGATTTCGTCGCGTGTCGAGCGAAAATTTTTAATTTTTTTTTGTTGACACGAATTTAAATATTCCTATAATACCGTTAACGGTCAAAATCCGCGAGGTTTCGTTTGCTTTAAAGTGAAACCTCTGGTAAAAGGAACGAATGAATAATATTAATATAATATATATAAAAATATTATAGATATAAAAATATGATATATACTATTAATATAATATATACGTTAATATCATATATTATAAAAAAGGATAAATGTTTTTAGTATTTTAAAAGAAGAGTTATGCAAACGGATCAAGAATTAATTGAAAAAGTAAAGAGTAGTAATGACAACGATAGTCTTGTCGAAATCATTAACAGACATTCAGGAGTTTATCACGGTATGGTGGAAAGGTTTCTCTCCGGTGATAAAAACGTCGAAGATAGAGATAGTATTCTTCTAGAAAAAGAATTTACAATATACAGTTCGGTGTTAAAGTATGACCCTACAAGAGGTGCAAAATTTGCAACTTACCTAGCTAATGAAGCTAAATGGAAATGTTTGAATGCGCTAACGAGGAATAAAAAATTTAAAAAATGCCCCCTAGATGATCTTCTCAAACAGCCCGAAGATGAGGGCGGCTTCGAAAGCAATGAGAATTACGAGGTCTTTTCCTTATTTAAAAAGTCCTTAGATAAAGAAAAAGACGAAAGGGTTAAAAAAATTATTGACATGAGGTACAATAACGTATCTAATAAGCTTACACCTTGGAGGAAGATAGCTAAGTCCCTTGGTATGAGTATCCAAGGGGTAATCAATATCCACAATCGGTATCTATCTAAATTCAAGAAAGAATCAGAAAATTATGTATAATAATATTACAGCAGTAGGGTATCTTGTAAAAGATCCAGTCACACGCCAACTTAATGGCGGTAAGTCGGTAACCACTCTCAGGATTGGTATCTCCAAAAGTAATGCTAAAACTAAATGCTTTATTGACCTTGAGGTTTGGGACAAGCTTTCGGAAATAGCGTCTAAATACCTTACAAAAGGTCGTGAATTCGTGTTTTCTGGTGAGCTTGCAATGGACACTTGGGAGAATAAAGAGACAGGGAAACCTCAATCGAAATACTTTATCAGAGGAAACGATATTCAATTCTTGAACTCTGGTAAAAAAGAAGATGGAAAATCTTCTGATTCTGATTCCGCTCCTGCGACCGCTACCGCTGGTCCAGTATCTGATGATGAGCCTCCGTTTTAATGAAGATTTTAGTTGAAGCTCCTATCAACTCGTTAAGCCTCGGTAATGTTTCTTTTAACATTATCCGGGAGCTTTTCGATAGGGGTTATGACGTTGGAATTTGGCCAACAGGTAATGTTGATCTAAAAGCTTATGATGCTGATGAAGATTTAGTAAAAAAAATCGAAAATGGCATCAATAATAGGTATGATTACCTTAGTAATAAGATACCAAGCTTAAGAATTTGGCATCTAAATGGCTCTGAGAATAGAAAAAATCCAAATCAATATCTGTTAACTTTTTATGAATGTAATAAACCGACAGATATCGAGAAAAAGATTTATGCTTCTCAGAATGAAACATTCTTTAGTTCTTCCTGCGCTTCTGACTTGTTTGGCGGCGTGTTCTGCCCATTGGGTTTCGACCAAGATTTCAAAGAAACAAAAAAAGAATACTTGAATGACATAACCCATTTTGGATTAATGGGTAAGTTTGAACATAGAAAGCACACTGCTAAAATTATTCAGACTTGGTTGAAGCAATACGGGAATAATCCTAAATATCAACTTTCTTGTTTGGTTAATAACCCTTTCTATAAGAAAGAAGATATGGATTCTACAATCAATGCCGTTTTAGGTGGAGAGAGATATTCTAATATTAATTTCTTGCCTCATTTAGAAAAGAACTCAGAAGTTAATGAATTTTTAAATGCAATCGACATTGATCTTACAGGACTTTCTGGGGCAGAAGGTTGGAATCTACCTGCTTTTAACGCAACTTGTCTTGGCAAATGGAGCATTGTTCTTAATGCCACATCTCATAAGGATTGGGCTACTAAAGATAACTGTATTTTGGTCGAACCTTCAGGTGAAGTAGAATGTTACGATAACATCTTTTTCAAGAAGGAGTCTCCTATTAATCAAGGGACTTTCTATGACTGGGAAGAGGAAGATGTGATAGAAGCAATGGAAAAGGCTGAAAGCAAAGTGGGACAAATTAACACAGAGGGACAAAAGTTAGCAGACAGGTTGACTTATAAGAACACTGTAGATGTCATTTTATACCGTATATTCAAGGATTTTGATGTGGTATAAAATATGATAAGGATATATTATGATTGATACATTATTTGATAACCTATTTGAAGATTACTCATCTAAACCTTACAGCACCATTAAAGACAAAGGGGACTTTTACGAACTAAAAGTAGAACTTCCCGGTTTCTCTAAGGAAGATGTTGAAGTAGAAGTTTCAGACGATTTACTTCAAATTGAAACTAAACCTAAAGAATCCAAAAAGAGATGTTCGGTAAAACTTATGAAAAGAGTTTATACAGAAAACATAACTTGTAAAATGGATAAAGGGTTGCTTCATCTAGAACTACCTAAGAAAGGGGCAGTTAAGCCTTGTAAGATCAAGGTTAATTAAACAGCGGGGGTGGAAACGCCCCCGTTTTTATTTATAATATAATATGCCTTTATACGCTTATCGCCATCCAGATACAGGAGAAGAGAAAGATGTCCTTCAAGGAATGAATGATGAGCATATCTATATCGACGAGTTTGGTACTCAGTGGAAAAGGGTTTTTAACGTCCCTCATGCCTCAATTAACTCTAAGATCGACCCATTTAACCAAAGTCAGTTTACTGAGAGTACAGGATCAAAAAAAGGTACTATGGGTGATATGTTCGACTACTCAGCTGAAATGAGTCAGAGAAGAGCTGAAAAAGCCGGAGGAGTTGATCCAGTCAAGCAAAAGTATTTGGATGATTACTCAAAGAGGACTAACGGTAAGAAGCATCACTCCCAATCTAAAACTTACGAAAGTAAGAATGTAAAGGTCGAGTACGATTAGTTAGTTAACTCGCGGCTAAATGACAAGGAGTAAGTCATGCTGTCGTTTACATTCATTTGATAGGCTGCATTCTCTAGCCTGAGATCAGAAAATGAGAATGTATTTTTGAATGCTTCTCCTGTGTCCACTACTTCAACTTCGAAATTGTACACAGATTCATTGTCTATCAACTGTGAAATCTCACCAGTAGCCAGACCAGATACTAAAAACTCTAAGTCCACTGATGAGGTTAATGGATATTGGACCTTTCTCCCATATGGGTAATTACTACCTAGCCCAAACAAATCAATTCTATTAATCGGTATATTGAATGAGAACGATTGTATACTTGCATCACCACTGATGGTAGAGCCACCAATCTGCAAATTCTGAAGAGTTATGTTTAATTCATTAGGAGAGCATAAGGGCGGCTTAAATCTATTTACTGATGCATAATCTCCAAACCCATTTACACTAGCGTCTTCTAAATTGACGCTCGCAACACCATTATTATTACCAGAGGATAGATTGATAGCGGGGATCTGTAGTGAATCAAAAGATCCTTGATTAACTGTTATATTTGAGCATTTGTATGAAGTAGAGACGACAGGTAAAGATCCTATCGAAAAACCTAATGAATAGTTAGTTAAAAAAGCATTACCGATACAAATCACTTCAGACTCATTGCCTAAAGTTGATATAACAGAAGCATCATTCACAATCATATCAGCCGCTCCATTCTCATGGTTGACTATATAAAAATTTTGATCTTGGTTATTATAGCCACTAAAGAACTGTGACTTATCAACTCCCGTTTGATCGTTTATTAGACCCAACATATTTTCATTTAACATTGCTGGCGTGTAATAGTAACTAATGGATAAATCAACATCAGGCATTCTAGTTATCTCATTGATAGCTAAATCCTTCGATCCAATCTGTTTTGATTTCTGTCTTTCTTGAGAGAACCCTACAGTAACACCCTGAACGGCGCTCATATAGGCTCCACCCATCGAAGATCCACTTCTAACGGTAGTGCTAAAGGCTGGTCTTTTACCAGCTATAACAATCGCATTATTACTCTTTAAAATATTTCTAGCCATACTAAGTTCCTGTTGGGATTACACCTAAAACGTCTTCTATTAAACTTACAGAAAAATCATGAGAATTGAAATGCTTCCAAGTATGATTCCATTCTGGGCAATACACAGATTTTGGTTGGTTATAAACAGACTCTAAATCAACTCTAAACCTTCTATAACCAGCTTTATTCTCTAAGAAGTGGAGCATAGATTTTAATTGTCTATCTGATAT